GGTTTTATATAAAGAAAGGGAGAAAGGATCAATCTATTTATTTACATATATGTAAGGCTGATTTTATAGATTATCTTAATGTTTTACCTGGGGATCACTGGGTAAAGTTCAGAATATATGAACGGGATCAGGCAGATAGTAGGGGATTCACTCATAATATGGAGGTAATACAAAACAGCCAATTTATAGGCGAAAACAACAAAAATACTGCATCTGAATAGTCAGTTTATTTCAGTTTTACTATGGAAAAGAAACAACCAATAATAAGAGGAAAGAACGGAGGTGCAAGGCCTGGAGCAGGTCGCAAAAGACGCATGGAGGAACATGAGATAATTGCAAAGCTAACCCCCATGGCAGACATTGCCTTCAAGGTACTAAAGGAAAAGATAGCTGAAGGCGACATGAAGGCGATACAGATATTCTGTAATTACTTCATTGGCTTACCTACTCAGAAGATTGAAAATAAGATTGAAGGCCAATTAAATCAGGTTAGTGTTGAAGTGATTAAGCCGCAACAACTGGAGAAGGTTGCCTAATTAGTAGGGTAGGGGAGGGGTTGATATTCAGGCGATTATGGCTCTACTTAACATAATGTTTATTATATGGCGGACTGAATGGCCTGTCTTGGTTGACTTGGAAAGGCCGAGAATTAAGGGGGGAGGTACTTTAAGGAAACGAAAACGGAATGTGGCGGTATAACTCAGAATGTTTCATAGTACCCAAACTAATTGTTATAAAATAAAGTATAGCCCATTTTTATACATACTTTTCAAACTGAAAAACCGATTCTGATTTTTAATTTTTTCTATGAATGCTAAACTGCAAACTAATAAGGTTTACGAACTGCTAAGTGAGAGTACGAAACGAATTTCGGTGATGCAAGGTGGTTCGCGTAGTGGTAAGACTTATAATATTTTAATTTGGTTCATTGTCAAGTTACTTCAGGAGAATGGCAAGACTTTAACAATTGTTAGACAATCTTTGCCGAGCATAAAGGGTACTGTACTTCGTGATTTCATTGATATTTTGTCAAGACTTGGCATATATTCAGAGGATAATCACAACAAAACCGACCAGATTTACTCTTTGAATGGTAATATTATCGAATTTGTGAGTGCTGATCAACCGCAGAAGATAAGGGGTAGGGCAAGGAACTATTTATTCTGCAATGAGGCGAATGAACTGAGTTATGAGGCATGGATGCAGTTGATTATGAGAACGGAGGGTAAAATTGTGATAGATTACAACCCTTCTGATGTCAGTTCGTGGATTTATGATAATGTGATACCGAGGGATGATGCGGATTTTAACATTACGACATTTTTAGACAACCCATTTTTGCCAAAAGAGTTGGTTGACGAATTGTCAAGACTGAAGGATGCTGATCCTAACTACTGGCAGATATATGGTTTAGGAGAAAGGGGACTTAGCCAGGATTTAATTTTTACGCATTATAGGACAACGGAGAATATTCCGAGTGATGGTGAGGTGGTGTATGGATTGGACTTTGGTTTTAACAACCCTAGTTCGCTGATAAAGGTAACATTTAACGATGGAGTTGCATATATTGAGGAGTTATTGTATGAAACGCGGTTAACGACAAACGACTTGGTTGACAAATTAAAAAAATTGGGATTGGGCAGTTATGATGAAATATATTGCGATGCGGCTGAGCCAAAAACTATTGAGGAGTTGGTTCGTAATGGATTTAATGCTAAACCAGCAAATAAAGATGTTACGGAGGGGATTAGAACAGTTAAAGGAACACCACTGACAATTCACCAAGATTCCTTAAATTTGTTAAAGGAACTTAAAAGTTATAGGTGGAAAACGGATAGGAATGGAAATAAACTTGATATGCCTGTGAAATTTGCTGATCACGCAATTGATGCGATGCGATATGCTATTTTTAGTAAACTAACAATTCCTTCAGTTACATGGGGGGCAATATAAACAAAATGGGATTATTCGACATATTTAGAAAAAAAGGACTTGATCCAACAGTTACATATCAACAAGGCTTTAAGGGAATTAATGGTGCGGTACTTCAGAACTATAACAATGAGAGTTATATTAATGAAGGATATTTAGGTAATGCAGATGTTTACGCTATTGTAACATTTTTAGCGAGAAAGTCTGCATCAATACCTTGGTATGTATATAAACTGAACAATAGTGAGAAGGGAAGGAACTCTTTAATAAAATATAAGAACTTAACAAAGGGAATACAATTCCAAGGTGCATTTGAACAAGCATTGATACATCGTAAAAATGCTTATAGTGAGAATGTAGTGATGAATAGCCCCCTTGCTAAACTTTTGGAGAATCCAAATAAATCACAATCGCAAGACCAGTTCTTGGAGAATTTGTTTGGATATAGGTATTTAAGTGGAGAAGGAAATATATATGGTAATAATGGCAATGTTAAGGGAAGCAAGTTTGTTGAACTGAATGTGTTGCCAACTCAGTTTTTGGACATATATCCCGATCCAAAAGATTTATACGGAATACTTGGATTTAAGTTGATGACTGGAATGGGGATAGATATTCCGAAGGAACAAGTTTGCCAATGGAAAACTTGGAATCCAGAATTTAATGATGTTACAAGAACTCATTTAAGAGGTCTTAGTCCATTGAAGTCCGCATATAAGACTTTGCGTATGAGCAACAATGCTGCTGATGCTTCTGCGATGATGGCAGCAAATGGTGGTTCAAAAGGAGCAATAACACCAAAGCCAATTGGTACAAATGTTGCGACATTTACGATTGAACAGGCGAGTATGATTAAAAGGGCGGTTAATGAGGACATTAATGGAGTTGACAACAAGGGAAGGGTTAGTGTGCTACAAACACCATGGGATTATTTAAACTTTGGTCTAAGTTCAGTTGACATGGACTTGGTTAAGACAATGACCATGAGTTTGCAACAATGGTGTAGGGTGTTTGGTATGCCTTCAGTTCTTTTTGATACAAGTAGCACAAGTTACAATAACTATCAAAACGCATTAAGAGATTTGATGACTAACACTATCGTTCCGATGTGTTGTTCATTAAGAGACGAGTTGAATAAATGGTTAGTGCCAGTGTTTGGTGAAGATGTATATATTGACTTTGATATTACAGCATTACCAGAGTTGCAACAAGATATGGAGAGAATGAGCCGTATTCTTCGTGATGCAAATTGGCTTACCTTTGATGAAAAGAGAGTTGCTATGAATTATGAGGAGAAGGGTGGCATTTATTCTCATTCTTATGTTAATCAAAGTTTAGTTCCTTTGGAACAAGTTTTGATGGACTTAACTCTATCTGATCAACAAACTATGATGGATGATAGTAGCGACAACAACGGATCAAGAGATATGGCAAATGGTAATGGAGAGGTTTCCGAAGATTCCGACGGAGAGGACATGCCGAACGGAACAGATGATGAGGACATCAGCTAGGAATAGCTATAAAAGAAAACTAACTGATGAACGCGAAGCAGCAAAGGGAATATTGGTTGAAGGTGGAAAGACTGAGATACCAACTTGATATAAAATATAGTTCTTTATTTGAGGGTATTGTAAGAAAGGATTTGAAGCAATTTGTTTCTGACTTGCGTGAATTTGGTGCGAAAGGAGCTTTATCAAAAATGGGTAGCTATGCTTGGAATGAGGAGATGATGAAAGCGATGGAGAAGTTGTATAAAGAAGCAGCAGTAATATTTGGTAATGCAGTTTATAGAGCAGTTGGAATAAATAATCAAAAATCAAATCAATTTGGTTTTAATAGCGAATGGGTTGCTGAAGCTGTACAATTTTTAGTGCAATATGGTTTTTTGTTAGTTTCAGAAATTACGCAAACAACAAAAGCTAAGTTGCAAGATATTTTGGCAAGAGGACTAAATGAAGGCAAAAGCATTGATCAGATAGTTAAAGAGATACTTGAAGATAGTGAGATGGGATATAGTGCAATGAGAGCAAGAAGGATAGCCAGAACCGAGGTAATGAGAGCAAGTAATTACGCATCAATGTTGGCAGCAGACAAACATGAATTTGTAGTTGACAAGATATGGATAGCAAAGGTTGATTCGAGAACAAGGAGAGTGCCGAAAAATATGTACGACCATGTTAATATGAACGGACAAAAAGTAGGATGGGATGAAGATTTTACATCAACTGGAAAGAAAGGTGATTTGGTTTTGGCAGGATTTCCTGGTGATCCAACAACACCAGCTGGATTTAGCATCAATTGTCGTTGCACAGTTGGTTTTGAAGGTAGGAGAGATTCAAATGGTAGGTTAATAAGAAAAAATAATATATAGATGCCAATATATAGATGCGAAAATGGAAAATATAGAATTGGGGATGGAGAATGTATGTATGAAAGTGAATCAAGTGCAGAAAGAGCCTATGTGGCTTATTTGGCACAAGAGAATGATGAAAAGGCTATGACATACAATGACTATCCAGAATCAGCATCTAATAATGCTAAAAGGGCTTTGAAATGGAAAGAGGAGAATGGAAGTGATTGTGGAACACCAGTAGGATGGACTAGAGCAAATCAACTTGCAAATCGTGAGAAGTTATCAAGAGATACTATTGCGAGAATGGCATCATTTAAAAGGCATCAGCAATATAAAGATGTTCCTTATAGTGAAGGTTGCGGAGGTTTGATGTGGGATGCTTGGGGTGGCACTTCAGGTATTGAGTGGGCAATAAGAAAATTAGATCAGATAGATAAAAATATAAATAAAAAAAGCATGATATACAATTATAAATCATTTGATTTACAAGTTAAAGATGTTGATAGCAAAAGCGGTATTGTTACTGGCTATTTTTCAGCTTTCGGTATGGTAGATTCTGATGGGGATATAATTATGCCAGGAGCATTTAAAAGGTCAATACAAGATTGGGGACCAGAAGGAAAGGGTAGAATTAAGCATCTACTTAATCACAATCCATCACAACCTTTGGGTAAACCATTGGTAGTGAAAGAAGATGCTTATGGACTTTACTACGAATCAAAAATAGGTATCCATCAACTTGGTAAGGATTTTATCAAAATGGTTGAAAGTGGACTGATTAGTGAGCATTCAATTGGTTTTAAGACTTTGCGTGAGCAAAAAGGAAGTGAAGCAAATGAGATTTATGATGTAATGCTTTTTGAAGGTTCATCATTAACTGCTTGGGGTGCAAATGAGAATACACCATTAATAGGAATGAAGGGAATGAAAAATATAGAGAAAATACAAGATCAGATAAAGGCTTTTGAAAAGTTCATCAGAGATTCTGATGTTACTGATGAAACAATAGACCTTTGTTTAATAAAAGTAAAACAACTTGCTCAAACAGTTGAACAAATGCAGACAAGTAGCACAATGGCAGCGGAAGCACCATTGCAGCAAAAGGATGAAAGTAAAGAGTTTGAGCAATCATTAATAAGTATAATAAATAAATTTTAAAACAAAATGGAAAATCTAAAACAATTTGAATCTGCCCTAGAATCAAAATTGGCAGAACAAAAAGCTGAAGTTGCTGCGGTAACTGAGAAAGCTGCAAAGCAATTTGAAAGCAAAGTTGAGCAAATCAACGAAACACTTTTGAAAACTAACAAAAGTCTTGAAGAAGCAAGAGCAGAAGTTCTTGAAGCTAAAGCATCTTTTGGAAGGCTTCAAGCTGGTGCTGAGAAGAAAGTTGCTCAATCTTATGCTGAGCATATCATGGACATCAAAAACAACATTGGTGCTTCTATTGAGAAAGGTTGGAACGATATCAAAATGGCTGCTAAAGGTAAAGGAACTGGATTTGCTGCTGACCTTGATCTTAAAACAGTTGGTGTTATGACAGAAGGTGTTAACCTTACTGGTAGTGTTTACACTTCATATGTTGACAATGCTTATATGAGAGCATATGTTAACCCACACCTTCGTTCAGTATTTAACATTCTTCCTGTTTCTACTGGTTCAGTATCTTTCCCACGCGGTAATAGTCCAGTTGGTGAAGGTTCTTTCGGTAAGCAAACTGAAGGTTCTGCTAAAGCACAAGTTGATTACGATGTAACAGTTGTAAACACTGCACTTTCTTTCATCGCTGGTTATGCTAAAGTTAGCCGTCAGATGATTGATGATCTACCTTTCTTGCAATCTTATTTGCAATCTTCTTTGATTGAAGATTTCCAAAGAGCTGAAGATACATATTACCTAAATGCAATTGCATCTGCTGCAACTGCTGGTTCTACTTCAGGTGCAAACACTGCTGAGAAGTTCATCGATTATATCGCACAACTTGGTGGTTTGAACTGGAACGCAAACCTTATCCTTACCACTTATGCTGGTTGGGCTGCTGTTCTTAAGACATTGCCTTCTGGCGGTTCTTATAGTGTTCCTGGTGGTCTTACAATCGATAACAATGGTAATGTAAGAATTATGGGTGTTCCTGTTGTTCCACATTCACTTGTTACTGCATCTAAGGCTTATGTTATGGACACTACAAAGTATGCTATTGCACAACAAAGCGGTCTTGCAGTTCGTTCAACTGAGTTTGATCAAGATGATTTCATTAAGAATCTTATCACTTTCCGTTGTGAAGCAAGGTGTGAGTTGCTACAATATCAACCATCTGCTACTATATACGGTGCAATCTAATTAATTAGATATAACCGAAAGGGGGTGAAATTCCCCCTTTATTTTTATTCTATGCCTTATTCATTTGACTATTTTAAGAACGATGTGAAATATCACATAATGAAGAACATTCCGCATCATGCGAAAGTTCTTGATGTTGGTGCAGGATCGGGTAAGTATGGTGTAATGCTTAGGCATTATTTTAATTATTTTGACGCACTTGAAGTATATCATCCATATATAGTACAATTTGACTTACATTCCATTTATAAACGCATTTTTTGTTCAGATATAATGGAATTTGACATAAGTGAGTACGATTATTTAATAATGGGTGATATTATTGAGCATTTAAAAATTGAAGATGCACAAACACTATTAAGTTATATTAATAATAGTGGCAAAAAATGTTTAGTAGCCATTCCATATAAAATGGAACAAGATGAAGTTGGTGGTAATAAAT